CAGGCTGCTGTCATTTTAAGAATAGAATTTAAGGAAACTTGTTTGTACAGATTGTGCGAAGAAGTTGTGAAGAAGTTGAGTGAGATTTTGAATTGATAAAGGAGAATAGTATGGCAGATTATAAGATTGGTCAGATTTTGACATCAACAGAAGAAGTAGAAATTGAAAAAGCATTATCAGGAGAAAGGGTAAAAATTCCAAAGGGTAATAAAGTAATCATTGGTGCAGATAAATTGGCACATCATATCAGAAATGGTTTTATTCAGCCATTGGCAGAAGGTTTAATAGTAGAAGGATATGATACTGCTGGCATTGCAGAATATCTTTATATTGTACTTAGAAATCATTTACCTATTGATGAAATGATGGAAGGATATGAAATCACCAAGCAGGAAGTTATTGATGAAATTGAATGTGCTTTAGATGAAATTTTCTAGTTAACAGCAAACCGAATTTTCTTGGTGATTTAGGAGGTGAAAGATGAGTAAAAACTATGAATTAGAGTTATATAAATTACTAATCAATCCAGAAGAAGACGATATTGACATCTCATATGTAGATGAATTCGGATGGGTTAATGATACAGAATTTTGTGTTTGGATTAATCTTAGTTGGTTTAATGAATTTATCAAACGATTGAATGATATTTTCGGTTATTCATTATTTGATGAAGGTGGAATTGAAGCAAGAATTGGTAGTGATTATGTCTGTATCGACTTAGAAGAAGTTATTTCTGGATACGGTATTGATCTTGAAGAGGTATTTCCAAGAAGTAAATACACACATTAAGAGAATAATACATTGAAAGAAATCTTTCTTTGGAAGATTTGAGTTAAGAGAATATTAATACGAAAGGAGTGAGTGGCAGCCTTAAAGATATATCGCTCTGAGTAGATTAAATGAGATACGTTGGTAGTAAAAATAAACTTAGCAAAGATTTAGCACCAATTATTCAGTCTTATATTACAGATGATACAACTGGATATTTAGAACCATTTGTGGGTGGTGCAAACATGATTGATAAAATCAAGTGTCCAATTCGTATTGGATGTGATATTCATAAACAGTTAATTGAGCTTTTAAAATATGCACAGAAAAACAATGATAAACTTCCAGAAAGAATTTTGGAGAATGAATATAAGGAAGTACAAAAAAAATAAAGAAAATTATCCAGATTGGTATCTTGGTCTTGTTGGATTTTGTGCAAGTTTTGGAGCTAAATATTTTGGTGGTTATGCAAGAGATTCAAAAGATGATAATAGTGGAAAATGGTCTGCTGGTGCAATTAAAAATTTAAAGAAACAGATTCCAAATATAAAAGATGTTAAATTCAAAAACATTTCTTTCTTAGATCTTCCCTTAGATAAAATTAAAAACTATGTTATCTATTGTGACATCCCATATAAAGACACAACTAAATATTCAACAGGTGGATTTCCCTATGAAGAATTTTACGAGTGGGTAAAAGAAGCCAGTAAGAATAATATTGTTCTGATTAGCGAGTATAACATGCCCGAAGAATTTATTTGTATTTGGCAGAAAGAAACGAAGACTCTTTTGGATAGTAATAAAGAGAAGAGTGATGATAAAAATATCAGAATTGAAAAATTGTTTACATATAGGTACGAGAAATAAAACCAATGAATCTCGCATTTCGTCTTATATTGGAGGTAGTTTAGTGGAATTAAAATTTGAGAATGGTTCAAAAATTCGATCAATTGATTCTGGTACAAACAAAAGAAGTATTCGTGGTATCGAAGAACTAAGACAAAGAATAAATGAATTTGGAAGCATCTTTGATGACATCTACTTTCTAGTTTATTGTATATATAACGCTAAGACAGAATTATACGACAGAAGATTAACAAACATGAGAAGCGAACATGATCCAACAGAAGCTTTTATCGGATGCAATAGTTATGTTAAGGGTGCGTCAAATTGTTATTCTAAGAAGCTATATGAAAAGTGTAGAACATACATTGAAATTAAAACTTATCCATCGACATTTGATTGTAAACATTGGAGAAACTGTATTAGATATTATCATAATTTATCTGCACAAGGTTGGATTGCTTTGTATGAACGACTTGTTAAAGAAGGACATATAAGCGAAGAAATATTGGAGTTTTGCGAACCATATCTCAGTAGAAAAGGAGAATAACAATATGAATTTAACACATAGAGAAGAAGTAAATCTTTACGAAGCAATTCAGAAATCATTCCCTAAAATTCTCATCAAAGATTTAACAGAACATGAAATGATTTGTCCTGTTTGTAATGGTCTTGGAATGAGAATTGAGAATAATATTTATGGTATCAAGGGTGATAATTCTGAAGCTGGTAGACGAGAACATTTTCCATATAAACATCAAGCACTTTCATTCTGCCGAAGTTGTTTTAATGGAGTACAGAGATTATGCCCTTATTGTGGACAGCCATATAAGAATCAGTCATATATGCATTGCGACTGCGAAGGACAGAAGGAAGCTGATGAAGAAGAGAAAATAAAGAAGTGGAACGAAAAGGTTTCTAAGGCAGTTCCAGTTGATGAAAAAGATGTAGACACAATTCTTTACTGTGAGGAATTTGATGAGTATTACGATACTGTTGATGATTTCTTTGACGATTATTTTGGGCGTTATACAGATGAAGAATTTAATGATGACGGCAGACCTGAGAGATTATGGGTGTGCAGCGTGGAAAAGATTCATATTGATGCTGATGATGTAGTTGACAATGCTTGCGAAGAGTTACATGAAGATGCTTATGAACAGTGTGATATTGGTGGTCTGCAAAATTTGTTAGATACCTGGTGTAAAGATCAGACAGGAGCTACTACATATTATCCATGTTATAAGCAGTATGTTTTGATTAATTGGGATGAATTTGAAACAGAGTAAACCTGTCTTTCATTAGACCGTGAAAAATTAAATGGAGAATAATTAAGTGTGAGGTAACGATTATGGATAACACAGATATGTATTGGGATGATATTTGTTGGAACGATGTAGTTCCTGATTGGGATGAAAATGGAGAATTGCCAGATGATGAAGATGAGAATTGAAAGCGATATTTCTTTGGCTTTGTAGGAGGTGAATTATGAGATCAGAGAATATAGAAGTGACATTTAAAATACCAATTCCAGTAGATAAGCCTGATTTGAATGGTGTCATATATTCAAAAGATGCAATTAAAAATGCTTACAAAAATGTAAAGAATGTGCCAATTGAGATACCGAATGATAAAGGTAAGTTCTTGCCTATTGGTGTATGTCAGGAAGCAGAATTAATTGAAGATGAAAACGGTATGCATATTAAAGGTATAGGTATCATTTGGCATGGTGGCACAGAGGAAACTGTTGGTATTGAAGAGGGTAAGGTAACAAGTTTTAATGTGACTGGTATTGGATTCGCGAAAGAGCAGGTGATGAAATGTCAAAGATAAAGTATCGAGTATGTGATATTTGTGGAAATAGAATTCCTGGTTTTGAACTTGACATCACAGGAATTGCTAAAAGACATATTAATGGTTGTCGAATTTGGAATAAGTTATTTAACAGCTTAGATATATGTGATGATTGTATTGGTAAAATCAAGCGTTTATCAATAGATCAAAAGGATGAAGAGAAGTACATACAAGAGGTATTTGATAAGGCAAGAAATTATGATAATCCAGATTTAAAGTCTGCTTATTATCAAGGTATTGAAGATACACTAAATGTATTGAGTCATAAGAGACTAAAGAATTTACAAAAGTAAGATGAAATTTTGGTTTCATATGAAAGAACATTAGGAGAATAAAAGTATGGGAGCTGTAAAAATATCAAAAGGTATCTACGAGTATAAAGGATACAGACTTAGTAATTGTGGCTATCATGAACCTGATCATTGTATATGGTGGGAAGCCGTTGATATGAAAACTGGATGTGCTGATTATCACGCAACTACAAAGAAGTTTTTAATGGAACAAATTGATGATGATTTAAAAAATAAATCCAAGTAAAACCACGTTTCTTTTGAGGAGGTGATTGATTGGATACATCGTGTGAAACTTGTAAATGTAATACATGTAAGATGAATGAAAATGGTGGTATTTATGGTGGATGTCTTGACTGTGAAAATTGCAAAGAACAAGATTTACACTGTGAAGGTTGTTCAATGTATGAATATGACAAAGATAGAATGAGCAATTAGGAGAATAATAATTTGAAAAACACACTATTAGATGTAGCTCAGAACTTTAATAAGATGAGTGATTCAGAAAAAGCAGAAGTAAACGATAATATCAGAAAACAATTTTACAATATCATTCATGGCAATCCTCCGAAAACAGAACGAGAAAAAGAGATTGATAAACTTGCAAGAGAAGAATTAGAGGAGTACAGACGAAAGAAGAAAGCTTTTTATGACAATCCTATCCATTGGAATAACAACAAGCGTAGAAGACATGGGCTTCCTGCATTAAGAGGTAGAGTTAATAAATACCGTTTAAAAGAATATCCAGGATTCCATCCGTCTGTACGACTCTTTTGTATGATAGAGGACTTACTCGATGAGATACTGATCACAACTATGGAGGATAGTTTTAATTCTTTTGTAGAAGTAAAAGATTTGGCAGTTGGCGATGCAAATGTATTTAGAGTAAGTGAATAGGAGAATAACAATATGAACAAAAGACAGAAAAAGAAGTTATTTAAACAGACACTTATTAAGGTTAGAAAACTGCATCCACAGAAGGGTGATGTGATTTGTTTTCAACCAGATTTAGATTGGATTGATGCTGAAACTATGTGCCAGTTTATGAAAGTTTATTCGAATAATGATGTTTTCGGTAAATTGAAGTTAGCTTTTGTACCTGCTGATATTAAGCAGCTTAGACATAAAGGGGACGCTCAGATATATATTGATAAGTTACAGAGTATTGTAAATCAGATGGGAGAATAAATGATTAAAAATAAGGCTTTAGCACAAATTTTAAAGAATCAATATTTAATTTTATATTATTTACGACACTGCGAGTCTTGTAAAAATCTAATGGAGGACATTAATGAAATTACTGATAACGCATTAATAAAAACTGAATATTTTACAGACAAATTGTTGCATAGAAGGCGAACAAGAAAGAAGCATTTCCTTCGGAGTTTTGGAAAAATAAGAGAGAATATATAGGTGACAGTAAATTATAAGGAGATATGTTTTATGAGTAAGAAACAGCAATTTAAGGGTTTGAAATTTAATTATTCCATAAACGGGAAAGGATTGAAAAGTAAATATAAGACAATTGAGGATTTCTTAGATACAGAATTTCCAAAGAACAATAATCCATTGTCGCCTACTCTTGATACAGAGATTACAGGAATTAAATGGAATGGTAATACTATTTCTATTTCCAATAAAATTCACACAGTAAGAGATTTGGTTGACTTATTAAGCAAGGAAAATGCAGAAAATGTTTTTATTTCAAATAAAGACATTAGATTACATGAGTTTAAACCAAAACATGACAATCTCATCAGAAAATCCACATATTCCATAGAAGAGGTACACGATAAGATTAAAGATGTTTTATTTGAAAAAGATAAAAGACTTGCAAAAGTTGATTTCGATGGGGATTTAATAAAAGGTAACAGCCAGAGATACCAGACTTTTTTCACTAAAGGTTGTAAATGTGTGGTTTGCGGAATTGAAGGAAAATATTTTGCAAAAGAAAAATTTGCAGACCAATCAACATATCATCTGAATTTGTATGCAGTTGATGATAATGGTGATGAAATTTTAATGACAAAAGATCATATTATACCACGTTCAAAAGGTGGTATTGATGATATTAGTAACTATCAAACAATGTGTAAGCTTTGTAATGAAGCAAAAGGTAACAAATTAGAAGATTAAAAAAGAAAGGAAAAATAGAAAAGTTCCTATAGGATAAAGTGCGCACTACTTACTAAGGTAAGAGGAACTTATGTATTGTGCTTATATCACAACATTAAAAGGATTAAGAAAACATAGTAACGCTGATAGATTACAGTGTGTAGAAGTATTTGGACAGAATGTAATTGTAGATTTGAGTTATCAGGAAGGGCAGAAAGTAGTCTTCTTCCCATCTGACGGTCAGTTATCACTTGAGTATGCAACAGACAACAACCTTGTAAGAAAGAAAGACGAGAATGGAAACAACATTGGTGGTTATATGGATGCTGAGAAGAGAAATGTAACCGCTATTAGACTTAGAGGTGAGAAGTCAGAAGGACTTGTATTACCTGTTGAGACACTTTCTAAGTATACAGATATTTCAAAATTAAAAGATGGCGATCAGATTACAGTTCTTGGTGGTCATGAGATTTGTCAGAAATATATTCCAAGAGGAAAGAATCGTTCAAGAGGTAATGGAAATAATTCAAATAAGAAAAATAAGTTTCAGAAAGAAACAGTATCATATCCATTTTTTGAGGAACATAAAGATACAGCACAGCTTGCATATAATATGTCAGCATTTAAACCAGGCGATACGATTTATATTACTCGTAAGCTCCACGGAACATCAGCTCGTACTATGAAGACTGTTAAGGTTACAAAGAAGAATAGTAAGTTGAGAAAGTTTTTACATATGCAGCCAAAGGTTACAAGAGAAGTTTCTGTTGTATCTGGTAGAAGAAGAGTTGTATTAAAGGATATGACAAGGAATGATGGATATTATTCTGATAATGGATTTAGAAAGAAGTACCACGATTTATTAAAAGACAAGCTTCCTGAAGGTGCTGAGATTTTCTATGAAATTGTCGGATATGTAAATGAAACAACACCAATTATGGGTTCAGTATCTAATAAAGGTGTTAAAGAAAAGGAATTTACAAAGAAGTTTGGTGACACTACGACATTCTCATATAACTGTGAACCAGGCGAAAATGAGATGTATGTATATCGAATGACAATGACAACAGCAGACGGAACAGTTGTTGAAGTGCCTTGGGAGATTGTAGAGGTATGGTGTGACAAGTTGGGTGTTAAGCATGTACCTGATTTAGAGAAGTTTATTTTTACTACACCAGAAGATTTGAAAGAAAGAGTAAATAAATATCTTGATGGTATGCCAGCAGATGAAATCGGCAAGACACATGTTGCCGAAGGTGTAGTTGTTCGTATTGATAACAGAGCAACATTCACGGCTTATAAGGATAAGGTGTTTGAATTTAAGGTAATTGAGGGAATCGCCAAAGATACATCTGATGTACCTGATATGGAAGAAGCTGAAGAATTATTTGAGGAGACTTTAAATGAATAAACCTACAATGTGGGTGCTCGTTGGACTGAGTGGTAGTGGCAAGTCAACCATTGCTACTCAGATTGCCAATGAGAATCCAAATACAGTAATCGTATCATCAGACGCAATTCGTGAAGAATTGACTGGTAATTACGAAGACCAAGAACATAATGAAGAAGTATTCAAAATTTTTCATGATAGAATCCGTAAGAATTTGGAGAATAAAAAGAATGTAATCGCAGATGCAACTAATCTGACTATAAAATCTCGCAGAGCAATTATGATGAAAGTAAATGGTCTTGAAGTACATAAGGTTTGTGTGGTTATTCCAAAGCCATTTGAACAGTGTAAGATTGATAATAAAAATCGTGAGCATCCTGTCCCTAATGAAGTATTGGATAAACAGATTAGAAGATTTCAGATCCCATTTTACGAAGAAAAATTTGATGAGATTCAGATAAATGTATTTCATAAAGAGAATTGTTTAACTCTTGGAGAAATGTTTTCTATGATGGAAGGGTTTGATCAGAAAAACCCTCATCATACTATGGATTTATATAATCACTCATTTCATACATATGAGTTATTTAGTAGTAAATGCTATCCAGCAAAATATAATATAGCTGCATTATTACACGATTTTGGAAAAATGTATTGTCAAACATTTGATGAGAATGGTATAGCTCATTACTATGAACATCATGCAATCGGTTCTTATTTAATTTTAGAGAACCTATCAGGTATATTTTACGAAGATATTGGTGACATATGTTTTCTTATCAATTACCATATGATGCCCTTTAATTGGGACACTGATAAAGCAAAGCAGCGTTGGAAAGAAAGATTTGGAGAATATAAATATAAGATGCTTTTAGATTTTAACGAATGTGATAGAGCGAGGTAAGGAAAATATTAAAATGGAAAACAGATTATTATTTGAGAAAGACGTAATCAAAGCAGTTGATAAACATATGAATGATGATAGTCGGTTAGATAACGACATTAGCTGTATTCTTGAAGAATTAAAATCACCAATCTTTATTGGTTCAAAAGAAGCAATGAATAACTTTAAAATAGAGAATAAACCAATACAGAAACAGAGACGAGTATTATTATTCGAGAATGAGAATCTTGACTTAGAGCAGCGTGGTAACAGATATTATTTATCTCTTTATAATAAGGAAGGAAAATTTCAGAGAGAAGTAACTATTGATGTAAAGGATGACTATAAAGTTGGACTTTGCAACAGCAAGTAAATTCAGGATTCTTTTGGTTACAAAGAGAGAATATTAAAGCGAGGTGAACGATTAATGTCTTTAGTATATAAAAATGACACATACAGCTATAATGGCAAATATGAAATGGGTTCATTAAATAAATTTGCACAAGCAGAAAGAAGATTGTCAGCAAAGAAACAAGCATTGGATGACATGAAAAATGAATATGACCTTATTGAACAACAGGCATTTCGCACTTATAAAGAAAACATTCAGTATATGCTGCTCGATCAGCCGTCTACGATTAAAATGTGTAGAGAATGGTTAAATATGTTATCAAAGAATCAGGATACAGATGGTAACAAGCTTGATAAGAGAAAGAAGTATAAAGAAAAGGAAATGTACGACTGGTATATTGATTATATTAAAAAGCTTCTTGATATTGAGTATATGAATAATGTTAAATTCATTGATTTTAATTTTGGTCAAGCTACTAATATTCAGTTTGAATACAAAGAACATAATTGGTATTTAGAAATTCCTCATATTAAAGCTATCAAATTAGATGCATATAAGAATTATGGTGGCAGTGTATTTAAACTTGCGTTAGTACACAATGATACAGAATGTAGTTGTAGTTGGTCACAGTTTGGCTCTACATATGAGGAAGATGAATTAAAAGATATTATGACACAAGGTATTGAGAAATATTGCAATTAGTTGAGGCGGCTTCGTAAGAAACCAATCTTTCATAGGGAATTTTTAATCATATCTAAGCTATTCGGTTATGGGAATCCCAATTAATAAGAGAATAAATCTCAGAAAGGATGTAAAGTGTAGCTACTGTAAATCATATGAGCTTTCTGGTAACACAAAATGGAGAAAAAAGTATTAGCAGGTGCTAAATTAGCTGGTGGTAATCCAGAAAATGAAAGAGTAGAAAATGACTACTATGCGACAAATCCTGAAGCAGTAAAAATGCTGCTTTCAAAATATGATTTTTTTGCACAGACAATATTAGAACCGTGTGTAGGTGGTGGTCATATTGCTAATGCAATAAATGAATTTTATAAGAATAAAAGAGAAATTACAGGACTTGATTTAGTCGATAGAGGATATCCTAACACAATTGTTGCTAATTTTCTTACATATGAAACAGATAAAAAATACGAAGGCATCATAACCAATCCACCATATTCACTTGCAAAAGAATTTGTAGAAAAAGGAATGGATTTATTAACAGATAATGGTCAGATGGCAATGTTTCTTAAAATTCAATTTCTTGAGGGCGCAAAAAGAAAAGAATTATTTGAAAAATATCCACCTAAGTACATATATGTGTTCAGGAATAGAATGGCAACTTGGAATAGTGGATTAGAGAAAGATCCAAAAACGGGAAAGAAGTGGGCGACTACAATGTGTCATGCATGGTTCGTGTGGGAAAAAGGTAGCACATCTGAGCCAATTGTTAGGTGGTTAGAAATAGACAATATGTAAGGAATGAATTTTTTCTTTCATTTGTTGGTAGAAATAGAGAACAATTATACAGGTGATTGCAACACCTAATAGTAAAAAAGGAGGAAAAGAGATTTGGTATACCATTTAAAGAATTCTTTGCTCCTGAATAAAATTGAAATTTGATAAAATTGATAACAAAAAACATTTAATTTTCAATGAAAATGCAATAGATGTGTTGGATTTGATGATTGAAAAAGGTAAACAAGTAGATATGATATTTACAGATCCACCATATAAGATTACTGCTCGTGGCAATGGCGGTAATTCAGGTGGTATGTTCCAAAAGAAAGAAGTAAATAATGGCAAAGTATTCAAAACAAATGATTTGGAAATTGAAGATTGGTTGCCTAAATTCTATCAAGTTCTCAAAGATAATTCCCATTGTTATATTATGACGAATAATAAAAATATTACACATTACCTTGATGTAATTGATAAATCAGAATTTCATTACATTAAATGCTTGATTTGGGTAAAGGATAACAAAATAATGGGGCAGACTTACATGAGTCAATTTGAATACATAATTATGCTTAGAAAAGGTGCTCATAAGAGAATAAAAAATTGTGGTACAAGTGATGTATTGCAGATTTCTAATAGGAAGTTAAAAGACGAAAATAACAAGACGATTCACGATACGGAAAAACCTGTCGAATTAACTGATATATTAATTGGTAATTCATGTAATGAGGGTGATACAGTATTAGATCCATTTATGGGAATTGGTGGTTGTGGAGTATCGGCTGCAAAACTTGGTAGAAAATTTATTGGTTGTGAGTTAGACGAAAAATACTATAACATCGCACACGATAGGATATGTGAACAGTGTGGAGATGTAATAGAATAGTTTCCAATAAAACGAAAGTTTCAAGGATTTCACAAAAAAATAAAATATAAAAAGAAGGAGAACAAGATTATGGAGACAATTTTAAGATTATTAATGGAGAACCCTGAGAATTTAGGAGAGGTAGTAAAGAGTTACATCACAAAGTACAAAGAGCCTGTATATGATGTTTTGAAGGAGCTTATGGTAATTATGAAAGATTATTCTGAGAACACTGAGTATCCTGCTATTTGTGCAAAGATTAAGAAGAATACATATGATGCATATGTAAATGTTGGTTTTACAGAGGATCAGGCATTAGCACTTATGATTAACGACAACATTCGATTAATGGAGAATATTAAGAAGTCAAGCAATAGAGTTTCTGCAAAGAAGGACAAATAAATGTCAATAGGTGATGGAAGAAAAACATATTCTGACAGTACATTAAAATCTATGACAAAAGATGAGTTGATTGATATTATTCGTTGCTTAGAAAGTAATCTTAGAAATGCTCATGAAACAAATGATATTCAGTATGAGAATTGTAAGAGGTTACTGAGTGAAGAGAAGAATAAAACTCTTGATGAAGTCCTAAAGGCTTGTGACATTGAATGTGGATTTTACAGTGGTGATGTTAAGAATCTTACAAGGCATATTTTGATGAGAGTGTTGGATAGATTGAGAGAATAAATAATTGCGAGGTAATCAATTTTGAATAGAAAAGAATTGTTGGGAAAAGTAAGAAATTGTACTCCAAACTTAGGATGGGATTACGAATATCCTGAATTGTTTGGGAAATATGGTTTTATGACCTGTGGAATATGTGAGACATGGATTTGGTTTGATGAAAATAATATTTCGGATAAAGCTAGAGAAAAGGGATTAAAACCTTTAACTTATGCGTCTGATGAAGAATTATTGGAAATGTGGGGTGTGTGTTCATCGTATTGGCTTGAGCAATACGAAAAGTGGTATAAACGTTCAGAGGAAAAATCGTCTAAGCTGGATCATTTTATTGGTGAGTGCGAAAGAAATTATTTTGGTTATGATGAAGATGGATATACAGATAAAACAATAGATAGGATATTCAATAGTATATTAACGATACTTGACGTGTGGTCAAACAAAAGATCTTCTGAGTTGGAAAATAGTATTAAGAATGAGATTACAAGCTATTGTTTAAACAAAGACAAGCTGAAAGAAGGAGATAATATTTTGAGAATTTGGCAGTCAAAATTAGAATTAGCAATTAAAATCGCACTAAAAGTAGATGATATTAAGAGAATAAATAGACAATTATAAACAAGAAAGATTCGTTTCTTTTGAAAATTTGAAAGGAGAATATATTAAATGAACGAAGAATTTTTATTAATCGTAGAAAGCTTAGAAAAATATAAGGATTTATTAGAAAGCAAGGATGATGAAATTTGTGATGGAATGACTGATAGTGAAAAAAGAGCATATCAGTTAGGGATTACAAACATGTATGAAATGTTGAAACAAATTATTGAACATGATCACAACGAAGGTAATTATAACGTATTTGTTCCTGAGATTAAGGAAGAAGAATCTGGTGAATATGATTTAGAAGATTTTGTTAAATGGGATTCTAAGAACAGAGAATAAATAAGTAGGAATTATCGGTTTCCTTGGGAGGTGGAAAAATGTTAGATTTAGCAATTAAACATAAAGAAGAGTTGCAGAAAAAGCTTGTAGATACATGGTTTACAGATAAGTATAAATTTGTACATGCAAATACATATTGTGAAGAAGAAAAAATTGAAGATGATACATGGAATAAACATCAGTTTGTATCTGTTGATAAAGACGGAAATGTAATTGGCTATATAAGATATAATGTGTCTCGTTCAGATAATAGTTGTAATGGATTGTGCATTTACAATTTTTCGGATAACAAGGCAACATTTGGGATGGATCTTGGTCGTGCATTACAGGATATCTTCGACAAGTTTAAATTTCGCAAGCTTACATTTTGTGTTGTAATTGGAAATCCAATTGAAAAGTCGTATGACAAAATGATTAAAAAATACAATGGAAGAATTATTGGAACTTGGCGTAAGGAATTTAAGTGCTATGATGGAGAATATTATGATAAGAAATCGTATGAGATATTAAGAGAAGATTACTTGGAAAGTAAAAAGTCACAGTAAATTTCGATTTCATGTTAACAGAAAGAGAGAATACATAAGTGTAACAAGGCGATAAGCCTAAAATATAAAGTTTAAAAATCAAAGTTAAAAAGGAGAGAACATTATGACAACAGAAAAGATGACAATTCATAAGGCACTTGCAGAGTTAAAAATCGTAGATGATAGAATTATTTCTGCAATCAATGGTGGTACTTATTGTGTAGCAAATAAGCATTCCAACGAAAAGATCAAGGGTGTACCAGTTAAGGAATACGAAGGCGTTATGCAAGGTTATTACGATAAGGCAACAGACCTTATTAAAAGAAGAAATGCAATCAAGAGAGCGGTTGTTTTATCAAATGCTACAACAAAAGTTTCTATTAATGGCATTGAATACACAGTGGCAGAAGCTATTGAGATGAAGAATCATGGGGTAGAGTTTGATGAGAAGATGTTAACTGCATTAAAGAAGCAATATGACAAGGCACAGGCTGAAATCCTCAAACAGAACGGTGATGACCTTGAAAAGAGAGCAGAACAATATGTAATTGGCATTTACGGTTCTAAGGAAGGTAAAACTAATACAGATGATTTCGAGAAGACAAAGAAAGATTTCATCAATGCAAATTCATATGAGTTGATTGATCCTATTAAGATTTTGGACAAAATTAACACATTAGAAGAGAACATTGCATCTTTCAAAGCAGAAGTAGATGCTGCACTTAGCACATCAAATGCTGTAACAGAGATTGAAATTAACTATTAAAGAGAGAATAGTTAATTAGAAGTTATTCACTGTTTACCGAAAACTTTAAACTACAACTCATCAGTCTTTTGCAGAGATAGACTTATGTAAAGCTGAAAAAGAAATCTGCAAAATAATAAAAAATATTACAAATTATTGAATTAATAAAAGATGATTAATTTATATGATTTGTATAATTTCAACTTACTACAGTACATAATTCGGCAAGATAATGGTGAAACCATTGGCTGATATGTATAACATTAAATATGAAATTATACTATAATTATCAGATTGCCTACGATAATGATAGGTGTGTGCTGTAAAGTTTAAAGTTGTAAGGCTCAAATAACAACGCTCAGAAGTTCAAAGTTTAAATTATGAGTCAAAGTTAAAAGAGTAAATAGTAAAGTTGTAAAGATTTATCAAATCCTTGATACACAGTTTAGCATAGTTGTATTTGGCTATAAGCATCTGCAAGGCTGGTAAATGGTGAATAATTTTATATAAAACCTTGGGTGTTTTATGGAGTGTTTAAGCACTCTATTTTTCCAAGAGTGAAATTAATGAGTTGCAGGAATATTCGAGAGTAATTAACTTGAATATTCCATTAAACATCCAAGTGAAAGGTAATCCCAAATATTCACAAAACAATGGGATAGAGGCTATGGTTCTTAGCCGTTTATCAAATATTTTGATAATAAATGGTATTTTTAAAAGCCAATGAATCTGACATTTCTTAAGGAGATAGATTGTGAAATACAACATTAAAACAGTAAGAACATTAGTAACAGATAATAAGAAAAGCTTTAGAGTTGGTGAAGATATTGCATTTACGTTATTCAATAAAGTGACAAATCATCACGACCACTACATAGGTAATATTATAGAAATGACAGACACTTCTATTAAAATTTCTAATATTGAAATTGATAGATGTCATGAAGATGGCAAAATGATTATTGACTTAGAAAATATTGAATCCAATAGCTGTAATTATGTGTATTATGATTAAAACAGAGAATATATAGTTGGAGGTGAGAAAAGTTGAATACAGATGATGTATGGTTAGTAGAATCTCAATTTTTCAAAGAAGATCAAGTTGCGTTTGTCATACCATATTGGAATGAGTTTTATTATCAAAAAAGCAGATATGTATATTATGTCGATGTATTAGAAGTTAAACACAATGCAGTTAGAACAACACAAATTCCAATTAGTTTAAATAATACAGGAGTTAGTGATACACGAAGAACATTATGGTTTGAAGATAGGAAATGGCATTTATGTGATGAAAACGGAAATAATAATATACAGATTTCTAATTTGTTAAATAAAGTGTCTTTTAAATTAAAAAATCAAAATAGTCCATCCACTATATTGCTTCCTAATAGATCATATCTTGATTATTTTGCTAACGGTAAAGAATATACAATTATGTAAGATTCTGGCTCATTCGACCCATAGTTTCCAATAAAAATGAAAATCGAATAGAAAATAAACATATAAAGGAGAAACTTATGTGGATTAACAAAACAAAATATGAAGTTGAAAAACTGAAATATAAACAGAGAATATCTTATTTAGAAAATCTTATCTGCCCATGTGAATCACATGATTATATTGAGATAGCTCACGAAATTATTGACGAACATGGTACAGTAAAACACATTTTTAGATGTAAGAAATGTGGAAAATTGCATGATGAATTAAGTTAATTAGAAATCACTGTTTCATTGGAAATTTGAGGAGGTGAGAATATGGAAGTAAGAGTTAGATTATCGGATGCACATAATACAATTAAAGAATATGAAAACTTAGGATACAGATTTATCGGATCAAGACAAGGTATTGAATATGTAAACCTTTTCTTTGAAGAAGTACATATACCAAAAGAGAATAATGTAACAAATATAAAATTTAACATCGGAGATTTCGTAGAAAATAGAGATGGAAGAATTGGTTACATTTCAGATATATGTCATTGTGATGAATGTAAAAAGCGTGGCTTCTTTGAGCCAACAATTCAGTATTCAGATGGTACAAGCGATTACATATCAAATTATTCTGTAAAACATGTTTCTAAAGACTATAAACAGATTGGAATTCAGAAGTTCGATAATGACTATTATGAGAAAGAAATTGAAAGCTTGAAACATCAATTAGAGATGGAGAAAAGTAAAAGTGCTTATTGGAAGATGAAAGCTAATGGTGAAGAAACCTGTTTTAATGGGTACAAGAGAAGGCATGGTTCATATTCTTCGATAGTAACAGAGAATATATAAGTGAGGTGAGATACATAGAAGTAATTGAAACAAATCTAATCATTGATGAAAATAATATCATCAGAGATCATCAATCAAGAGTGGTTGAGGCAGACAGTTGGGATAAATATTGTGACGCACATAAGAATTATGATGGTAAAGCAGTTTTCTTTAAGTCAAAAGTTATGAAAGGAAACAGCATACAATCTAATTGCAAAATTTCAAATCTGGAATATGATGAAATGCATTTGTCTTGTAATATCACAAGATTAACGGATAATGGAGAAGAAATATTTACAGATAAAAGATTAGCATATCGAATAGTTGATCCGACTTAATCAAGTCAAAATTTCCAAATACAAATAACTGAACAGCGAATAAATATTGGGTGGTTGGCAGCATACCCTTGAGTTTTTGCACTCAAAAATCACTGTTTATGGATAAATTTTCATATAGATTTACTTCCATGTTCCGTCCTGAGAAGGGCGTTTATATAGATTGTTTTATTAACAATATTTACATAAATTATTTAATTTTAAGGAGGACAAGTAATGGGATTTCAGAAAGCAAAAAGAGAGCAGGTATGGTTAAAGGTGTTGCTAAGTGGTGCATCTGGTAGTGGTAAGAGTTATAGCGCATTAAAAATGGCAACAGGAATTGCAAAGAAGTGCAATAGTGGCATTGCATATATTGGTACCGAGGGATCTCGTAACAAGTATTATGCAAATGAGTTTGATTATGACTTGCTTGAACTCGAAGAGCCTTTTGAGTGTGAGAAGTATATGGCTGCAATTGATGAGGCTGTTAAAGCTGGATATAAGGTGCTAATCATTGACTCAATGACGCATGAATGGAAATGGTTGAATGATGTACATGATAAAATGCCTGGCAATAGTTTCACTAATTGGGGCAAATTAAAACCACGTCACCATAAGTTTATGGACAAGGTGCTTAATAGTCCAATTCACATTATTGCTACAGCAAGAGGAAAAGACGATTGGGTTCTTGAAGATAAGAACGGTAAGCAAGTACCAAAGAAAGTTGGTATGGGGCAGCAGCAGGATAAGGATATCTCGTATGAGTATACAGTATCACTTATGATTTCTCAGGACACACATGTTGCTTCTGCTGACAAAGATAATACTCATTTATTTGATGGTAAGTTTGAAGTGCTTACAGAGAATGATGGAGAAAGACTTTATGATTGGGCTAATCAGGGCGAAGTCCCTGCACCAAAATCTCCACAGCCTACATATTCAGAAGTAACCGAGTCTGATGAGGATATTTTAAAGGCTATTAAGAAGGAGATTATCTCAATGTGTACTCAGCTTGGAGGAACAAAAAATGAGACATTAATGGCAACATTAAAAGAATTTGTTCCTAGCGGAAATCCGAATGCACTGAAGGATGTGCAGAAAGCAAAGGATTGTTTAGCAAAGATTAAGGAAATTCAGCCAGTACAGGCGTAATTATAAGGAGGACAAAAATACATGAATAAAGTAATTTTAATGGGAAGACTCACAAGAGATCCAGAGGTAAGATACACACAGGGCGACAATGCATCAGCAGTGGCAAGATTTTCTCTTGCCGTTGACCGTAGATTTAAGAAAGACGGAGATCAGACAGCAGATTTTATCAATTGTGTAGCTTTTGGTAAAACTGGTGAGTTTATCGAGAAGTATGGTCGTAAGGGTACAAAGTTTGTTGTAGAAGGACGTATTCAGACTGGTTCTTATACAAATAAGGACGGTCAGGAAGTATACACAACAGATGTTGTTGTTGAGCAGGTTGAGTTTGCAGAGAGTAAGGCTTCTGCTGATGGTAATACAACAAACAACACCGCCAATTCAAATGCACCAACTGATACAAGTTTTATGGATATTCCAGATGGCATTGATGAGGAACTTCCATTTAATTAAAAGAGGTAGATATGGCAGATAAAAAAGAAAGAGAATATGTCTGCGCATATAAGTATTGTTTACACCACGGACAAAAAGTTAAAGCCTCTGAGTCCGTGGTAATAAACAAGAAACATTACCATTGGGATTGTGCAGGTATGAAACAAGAAATTAAAGACTGTGTAGATGCTTATATGGATTGTATAGAAGATAAAACACAGTTCCCTATTGCATGTAGAGCAATAAACACAATGGTTTTTAAAAACAAAGTACCTATAGAGTTTATCAGAAAAAATATTGAATCATCGAAATTATATTATTCAACAAAACCTGTTCAGATTCTATATGGACTTAGAAAGCTATTTTACGAAAAAGAATTTAAAGCATAGGCGGTGAGTAATTGCTAATCGAAAAAACTGACATCGAAAAAGCTAAAGATAAACTTGGCGATAATAATGCCTTTTTAATGGCAGAACTACTTGAATTAGAAAATTTTGATGACAAAAATCTGAAAGCCTGTTGTCCTTATCATAATGAGGACACTGCAAGCTTTATATATAATAAGAAAAATAAGACTTTTCATTGTTTTGGATGTAATAAAACGGTAGATATTATTGATGTCTTAATGGAAAAAGGAAACACATTCTTAGAAGCTGCCAAGTATCTATTCGAGAAGGCTGGTATCGAATACAGTTTTGGCGAAAAGGATGTAAGAACTCGTCACAATTATAGATATCCACATGAAGAACCAATAAATGAAAAAGAGCATGTAGTTGACTATTGGGGTAAGCGTGGCATTTCAAAAAATGTAATTGACTATTTGGATATTCGAGAGGATTCACATGGTAACGGTGTATTTAACTTTTATGATACGAATGATGTTTTGACTATGGTTAAGTATAGACCTGCAAGAACTGTTGAAAAACATTCTGGTCAGCCTAAAACGTGGTGTCAAAAAGATGCTGATACATCAGCACTTTTGTTCAATATGAATAGAGTTAATACGTCAAAGCCGTTACTTATAACAGAAGGCGAGACAGATTGTGCGAGTGCTATTGAGGCAGGATATATCAATACAGTAAGCGTTCCTCTTGGAGCTGGCAATCTTCATTGGATTGAAGAAAATTGGGATTGGTTAAACAATTTTGAATCTATTATTATCTGGTCTGATAACGATGAACCAGGTATTAAAATGAGAAAAGAATGTATTTATCGTCTTGGTACATGGCGTACAAAATATATATCAACACCTGAATTCTTTGAAAAAGAGAATGGTAAGAGAGTTCCTTTAAAGGATATAAACGATTGTCTACAAGTTGGTGGAAAAGACTTTGTAATGAATCTTATTTCGGAAGCAAAAGATGTTCCGGTAAAGAGTGTAGTTGATTATTCCGAAATTGAGGAACTTGATATTTCACAAATGGATGGCGTAAAAACTGGCATTAAACCATTAGACGATGCACTGTCAAAATTATTCTATGGTACACTTACAATATTGTCTGGAAGACCTGGCTCTGGGAAAACATCTTTAATTGATCAAGCAATTGCATCTACTATAGATGATGGCAATCCTGCGTTTTTATATAGCAAAGAACTACCTGAACGTCTTTCAGCCAATTGGATGAACACAATTATTGCAGGTAGAAGAAATATGATTGAGAAACATGGTAGTAATGGGAAAAGCTACTATGTAGTACCATATGCCGTTCAAAAAAAGATGCAAGGATTTTACAGTAAAAAGCTATTTATATATAAAGATGATGAATCAAATGATTTTGAATCCGTATTAAAATCGGCAGAAGAATGTGTTAGAAAATTTGGATGTAAACTTATTGTCTTAGACAATTTAATGATGTTAGATCTGAAATGTAATGAAAGTGATAAAAATACAGCACAAACCAATCTTATCAATCTTTTAATCAAATTTGCTGTTAAGTTTAATGTTTCTGTAGTCTTAATAGCACATCCACGAAAAACCCAAGACAATAATTCGGACATAGAAATGTATGATATAGCAGGAAGCTCCAATATCATTAACCTTGCAATGAGATCTATAGGATTAAGAAGAGTTTCTAAAAAAGAAAAAAATGATCCAAAATGTAAATGGAAGAATTATGATGTCGTATTAACAATTATGAAGGATAGAATGTTTGGTAAATCAGATATGCAAATTGGTTTATGGTATGACTTGATTTCGAGAAGATTCTATACAGATTATGCGGAATATGACAAACAATTTGGATGGGATAAAAATGTTTATACAGACAAACTTTCCTATATTGACAGATCTCAAGAGGAGGTGTTTCCAGATAAGTAGACCAATTAAAGATTTAAAAGGGCAAAAATTTGGAAAATTGTATGTTTCTTCTATGAATAGACTTCAAAATCATAGGGTTTATTGGAATTGCGAGTGCGATTGTGGTTGTTGTAAGATTGTAAGAGGAGATTTATTAAAGGCTGGAACTATTACAGATTGTGGTTGTGTTTTTAAACAAAAAGATAAGAACTATCGTGAGAATATAGTAGGCAGACGTTTTGGTAAATTAACTGTAACGAACGAGAAAACTTCTAAATATCGTTGTGGAGATATTAAATATCTATGTGATTGCATCTGCGATTGCTCAAACAAAATAACAGTTATAAGGAGTCGTTTAATAGATGGTAAAGTTACAATGTGTCCATTATGTAGGAAGTCTAATGATTATGATTTAGAATCTTATGAATACGGTGTTGGATATTGTTCTGACGGTTATCGGTTTTTATTTGATAAAGAAGATTACGACAAAATAAAAACATATAGATGGAGAAGAGATCAAAACGGATATTTAAGAACGCACATAGATAACAATCATGATATATTTATGCATTCGCTAATATATGGTGATAAAGAGTTGAGAGATATAGATCATATCAACAGGAATAAATATGATAATCGTAAATCAAATTTGAGAGAGGCTAATCGTGGAGATAATGTAATCAACCGTAAGCCAATATCAAGGAATAAATCTGGTGTAACAGGTGTTAATTTTATGAGTAGTTGTAATAAATGGTATGCCAGAATTATGAAAGACGGAATAGAATATCCACTAGGTTATTTTGACAAGTTCGAGGATGCTGTAGATGTAAGACGAAACGCAGAACATAAATTATTTGGTGAATATTCGTATTTAGAATAAGGAGAATAATTATTATGATGGATGAAGAATTAGATTTTTTATTGGGAACGATGCAATGGTCGTTTTCAAGACTAAATTCATTTTATAATTGCATGTATGAATGGAAACTCCATTATCTCGAATGTAATAAATCGGAGAATGGATTTTTCGGAGAATATGGTTCGCTAATTCATAAAATTCTTGAAAAATATGAAAAGGACGAGCTCTCCTTGTTTGAATTAAACGAGTATTATGAGGAACACTTCGATGAGGAGGTTCCTCACGATGCTCCACCAAACAAATTCGTAAATATTAGGCAATCATATTATGACAAAGGTATTGATTACCTTGATAACATTGACCTTGATTTAGAAAAATATGAAGTTCTTGGAGTTGAGAAAAAAGTAGAATTTAAAATTAACGACAAAGATTTTGTTGGATATATAGATTTACTTGTAAAGGATAAAGAAACTGGTGAGATTATTATTATTGACCATAAATCCGCAAGTATTAAAATTTTGAAAAATGGTAAGATTAGCAAATCTGACCAACAGCATTTCTTAGATTTCAAACGACAGCTCTATTTATATTCAATCCCTGTAATAAAAGAATATGGCTCTGTTTCAAAACTTAAATGGAACATGTTTAAGGATCAAAAGTGGATAGAAGTGCCTTGGATTCAAGAAGAGTACGATGAGGCTATTCAGTGGGCAAAAGATACTCTTGAACTGATTGAAAAAGAAAAAGAGTGGCGACCAAACCCAGATTATTACTATTGTCATTATCTTTGCGGTCAGAGGAACCATGCTTGTGAGTATAAGCCACAACCAACAAGTAAGAAAAACGAAGAAGATAATAGACATTATAACCCTGAAACTGACTCATATGAGTAGGAGGTGATATTATCAGTAACTATACAGTATATCATTTACATACAGAAGATTCTTTATTAGATAGTTGTACAAATTATAAGTTATATGTAGACAAGGCAGTAGAACTTGGGCAGAAAGCTATCTGTTTTTCGGAGCATGGCAATATTTACAATAATATTGAGAAGAAGATGTATGCAAATAGCAAAGGTTTAAAATATCTACATGGTGTTGAGGTTTATTTGACAGCAGCACTTGAGCCAAAACAAAGAGATAATTACCATACAATTCTTATAGCAAAGAATTTTGAAGGTGTAAAAGAAATAAACACATTGGTTGACTTGTCTACACAATCAGACCATATGTACTATAAGCCAAGAATTACATTCGATGAATTTTTTAATATTTCTGATAATGTCATTAAAATTTCTGCATGTCTTGCATCTCCATTGAGTAAGTATCCTAATTTTATTGGAAAACTGGTTGATGAAAAAATAGTTGAATTAGAAAAAAATAAAGAAACAGAAGCTAACAAACTTTATGCAGAATTAAATTCAGAAGCTGCAAAAGAAGCATGGATTGAAGATTTTGCAGCTATTTACAATACATCTTATGAGATATATGTAGAACAATGTATTGAAAAATCCAATAATGCATTTGATTTACAGATAGAAGAAGCAAAATCAGAATTGGAAAATGCAAAGATTGTATATGACAAACTGATGAAAACATATGACTATTATGAAATTCAGCCGCATGTTAAGTCTATGGATCAGATTCGATATAACAAAATGCTTTATGAGGCATCAAAAAAATATAACAAGCCTTTAATAGCAGGAACAGATACACATAGTATTGATAGTTACAAGGCTGAGTGTAGGAGTGTTCTTCAGAAAGCAAAACATATTGAGTTTTCAAACGAAGATGAATTTGACCTTACATATAAATCGTATGATGAATTAGTTGATATGTTCAGACAGCAAGGCTCTTTACCTATGGATGTTGTGTTAGAAGCTATTGAGAACACTAACCGTATGGCTGATTCTGTTACAGATTACGAATTAGATACAGCTTTTAAATATCCGATTCTCTATGACAATGAAGAAGAGGTATTTGTAGAGCGTATCTATAGGATGTATCATGAAAAGCTTGATAAAGGAATTATTCAACCAGATCCACGATATGAGGAGAATATAAAAGAAGAACTTCGAGTATTTAAGAAGATTGGTATGGTTGGATTCATGCTTTTCATGTCAGAATTGGTATGTTGGTGTTGGGATAATGGTATACCAATTGGTTTTTGTAGAGGTTCTGTTGGTGGTTCAACCATTGCATATTTAACAGATATTATTGATGTAAACCCTGTAGTATGGAACACGGTGTTCTCTCGATTTGCCAATGAGGACAGAAAAGAGATTGGTGATATTGATTTGGATATTGCACCATCACAAAGACATTTAGTATATGAGCATATCATTGAAAAGTTTGGTGCTGATAAAACAGCTTATGTGTTGGCTATCGGCACGATTTCTGACAAAGGTACTATTGATGAGATTGGACGAGCTTTGAATATGCCACTTGGAGATGTTAAGCAAGTAAAAGCTCAGTATTCATTATTTACAGATGGTATTACTGATTGCAATGACAAGATTAAGAAAATTGAATCTATTGATGGATATGAAAATAATGAAAAGTGCTTAAAAGACTTGGAAGAACTTAGAAGTAAACTTGAGTATAACGAAAAGTCTTTGAAGGACTTAAAAGAAAAACAATATCCTAAGTTATTCTATTATTTTGACGGTCTTGTAGGAACAGCAATTTCTCAGTCGATGCATCCAGCAGGTATTATTGTAAGTCCAGTAACACTACCCGATAATTATGGAACATTCTGGTCTAAGGATGGTAAACGTATTTTGAGTATTAATATGGAAGAAATTCATGAAGTATCCCTCGTAAAATACGATTTGCTTGGTCTGAAAAACATAGAAATTATCAAAGATACATGTGAATTAGCACATATCCCTTATCCGAAATCACACACAGTAAATTGGAATGATAAGGATGTGTGGGCGCATATTGCTGATAGTCCAGTAGGAATATTTCAGTTTGAATCTAAATTTGCTTATGACTCTATGAAGAAGTTTGAGTGTCACTGTGTAAACGATTTGTCACTTGTAAATGCCAGTATTAGACCGTCAGGTGAATCATATAGAGACAGGTTATTAGCGCATGAACCGAATAAAAATCCATCAGAATTGATAGATAAGTTGTTGGAAGATAATCATGGCTTCTTAATTTTTCAGGAAGACACAATTAAATTCCTCACGAATATTTGTGGCTTGAGTGGTAGTGATGCAGATAATATTCGTAGAGCTATTGGACGTAAACAGAAGGATAGACTTGAAGCTGCATTACCTTCGATACTTGAAGGATACTGCAATATGTCTTCTCAGCCAAGAGATGTTGCAGAAAAAGAAGCACAAGCATTTCTTAAAATCATCGAGGATAGTTCTAATTACCAGTTTGGATTTAATCATTCTACAGGGTATTCGATGATAGGTTATATGTGTGCTTATCTTAGATATTATTACCCAAGAGAGTTTATTACGGCATATCTTAACAATGCCAATAACGAAGATGATACTATGCTTGGTACTGAACTGGCAAAACAGCTTGGGATCACAATACATAGTATTAAGTTTAGACATTCTACGGCAAAATATTCTTGTGATAAAGATGGTATTTACAAGGGTATTGCATCTGTAAAGTTCTTGAATGAGGACGCTGCTAACGATTTATATTCCATAAAAGATGAAAAATTTGACACATTTATTGATTTATTAGTAAGAATTTCTGACTTGAAGGTTGATAGTAGAAAGCTTGAAATACTTATTAAGCTTGACTTTTTCGAGGAATTTGGTGGTATTCGTTATCTTCTTGCTTGTAATGATTTATTTGCAAAATATTATGGTAAAAAGCAAATGAAAAAGGATAAGGCATTGGAATATAACCTTGACTTTGAAGTGTTAAGAGAATGTTCAAGAAAAGAAACTCAAAAGACATTCATGGAGCTTGACAGTAAGAAACTTTTAAATAAATTATTGCAGAACATACCGAATGAGAAAACTGATATGAGAACAAAGATAGCATATCAGATTGAAAACCTTGGTTATGTAGATATAGTCGATAAGAAGCTGGCTGGATATTGTGTTGCATTAGATCTTAATGTTGACTATTCACCACGACTAAAACTATATGCATTAGCCAATGGAAATACTATTCCAGTAAAAATCAGCAAGAAGATATTTAAACAGAATCCTATCAGACGTGGTGATATTGTAAAAGTTGAGAATCAATATAGGAAACCAAAGATGAAAAAGGTTGATGGAGAATGGCAAGAAACTGACGAACAGGAGTGGTGGATTTCCGAATATAAGATTTGTTAGGAAAGATTTATGAAACAGTATTATACAGATAAAAAGTATAAAGAATTACTGTCACACCTTGTTATATTAGTTGATACAAGGGAAAGTTCCAATAAAACTATAACTGATTGGTTTGATAGAAATAATATTAAGTGGAAGTCAAGAGCCTTAAAAACAGGTGATTATGGTCTTATGGTTGAGAGTTGCCCAGAACTGGGCTTCTCAATCGACACCTATTTTAGTGACGAACTTTGCATTGAACGAAAGAATTCCGTAAGTGAGTTAGCTGGTAACATAGCAAATGCAACGAAGGATGATGACAGAATTTTTAAAGAGTTTAATCGGATGATTAACATAGAGAAAAACTACGTTCTAATAGAGAATGATAGTATAGAGGATATTTTTACAGAGAACTATATAACAAAATTGAATCCAACATCATTTTTAAGGACATTACTTACATGGCAGAATCGTAACAACATGCACATTTATTTTATCAAGAGAGAATATATGGGTAGGATGATTTACGAATTATGCAAAAACTGTTTGGATTCAAAAATATTAAAATAGTGGAGGTAATATGGATAAAGTTAAAGTTTTTGAAGAATTATTAAATAAGTTTGAGACTGATGAAATGAGAGAGTATTGTGCAGATATGATTAAGGAAATTCCTGATTATATTTTCACAATTCCAAGTAGCACATCTTTTAAGTATCACAACAAAACACAATGTCAGCCACATGGTCAGGTTTTTCACATACTTATGTTTGCAGAAGTAATGAATTATGTACTTGGCTTAGAGTATGTAAAGGATAAAACAGATGCAAGAAAAAGAGATTGTTTACGTTGTACACCAATTTTCCATGATGCAATTAAATGTGGGTTAAATGGTTCACAGTATACAGTTCATGAGCATCCAATGCTTGCTGGTGAATGGGTAAGAAATACGAAGGTCGAACATGATGTAGATACTGATACAAAAGCATATATTGCAAGATTATGTGAAAGTCATAGTGGCGAATGGACTTCTACAAAAAGAAGTAAGACCATTCTTCCAAAGCCAGAAAACAACGAACAGTTCTTTGTACATATGTGTGATTATTTAGCAAGCAGGTCAAATCTTGATATGACATATTCTGGTGATGTATATGCTGCATTAGGAGATATATCAGCTCCGAAAGAAGAACTTCCTGACATTGATTCATATGTAATTACTTTTGGAAAGTATTCAGGACATACACTTCCTCAGATTAAAGAAATTGATCCTGGCTATATCAGTTGGGCGAAAGAGAATATGACTAGAGAACCTGTAAGAAGTTTATTAGCTCAGATGTAGGTGATTATATGAAAATTCTAACAAGATTATTTACGAAAAATTTCACAAGAATTCCTCTAATATGGATTACGTTCAATTGGAAACTTTTCAAAGAACATGGTGCAAAAGGTTCTTGTACGTGCAACATTCATCCTTGCTTAAAGGATGATGAGCATATCATTTCTACTATGAATGAACTGTGTGATTATATCAGAGAGAATTATGATATGGAGGATATTATATGAGTGATTACAGATATATGAGAGTTATTCGATGCAAAGTCGATTTGGATAAAATATCAGCATCTTCATTATGGGACTTAGAAGATAAATTCACGGATTTATTTGATATGAATCTACCAAGATATTTTGAAAAAGCTGTTGTAGAGGACGATGAGTATTTAGATTATGTTCTTGAATCCAAAATTGACGACAATGGTGGCGACTGGGGAAAATCACGATACCTTACTGAGAATGAAGCAAATAAATTTTTGCCACTATTCAAGCAAATACTCCCTGATATAAAGAAAGATAATCTAAGAGCAGTAGAATTTTGTTGGTATGATTGTAGTGAAGCTACATTATATTATGATGTAGACGAAGAGGAGTGGTTATAAAAGCCAATGAAAGACGGATTTCTTGTCTTTCTCAAAACAATATATAGTGGTTGAATAAACACATAACTGCTATATATAGTACATAACGAAGGAGAATAAATATGTTAGTAAAGCAGCCAAATGGATTATTTTGTATTTATAACGAAATAAATGATCAGCCTGTAGTATGGAATATCACTAAAAAACAATATATTCAAAATGCAATGGATAAGGCGAAAAGAGAAGCTTTGAATGAATTAAATGATTCTCAAGATATAAAATATGTATATGATGAATTTTGTCCAGATAAAAATATGTCAGAAGAACAGTTTAATGTGTTTTTAAAAGAAATTGGTAGCAAAGAAACCTATGAAGACATTCATCGTTTTGATCCATGGGGAGTTGGATATGATGTTTAATTAAATGGAAAGAATCGACAGTTTCTTTGGAAGATTGGAGGTGTAAAAGAATATGGGATGCCATACATGGTTTAGTAGACCTATTACAGCAGAAGAATTTGAGTTAATAAAAGAATATGCACCAACAGAGATGTATAATCTTATTGGCGATTCAAATGAAAATATTAAAATTGGGACATATGATAAAACATTATATGAATCTTTGATGAAATCATATAATGAGAATATTCCATGTGTTTATGGTAAATATTGGTGGCAACTTGGATGGGGAAGTAGTAATCCAAAACTGATGAATGGTCAGGCATATACACATGAAATACGTGGAAGAAAAGAATTGTATATTGATGTACCAGAATACGGCGATACTTTTAGGGTTCACGGTTATCCAAGTAAGGTTATTACATGCAGAAGAAGTTTAAGAAAATGGATGAGAAAAAAGTATTTTGATTTAACAGAAGAACAATTAAATAAAATATCAAAATTTTTTAAAGAAAATCCAGGTGGTGTAATTACATTTGGATAATTTAATTAGTTTTATCTTAGAACAGTTCTGTTCATTATCTCACAAGTAAAAAGAGAATAAATAATCAGGAGGTGATTGATATCGAGTGGTACGTTTATTATCATGACTCAAATGCACAGAAGATTATTAGATGGAACATATTCAATTATGGAAGTTTCACAGAAAAAGTGAAAAAATTATTAAAAGATAATTTGTCAAGAGATGAATTTGAAGATGGTTTAAAAAAATATCTTATGTATTATATGTGGTCTAAATGTGAATATGAAATAATTTTATCACCTTGGACTGGACGAGCAGATGATATTAAGATTGATGTTTATGATCAAATAATGATGAACTGGAACAGTTTTGTTGATTATGTTTGGTCGTTAAAAGAAATAAAAAAAGGAGCAGAATAAAATGAGTAAATCTATTAGTAAAGAAATGTTGTACGAAGAGTTTTTTGATGAGGTTTATGAATCAACAGAATATTCAGAAGACAATGAAAGTTTTAAATATTCTAGTTTTATTGATGGATTATGTTCAATGACAAAGAAATTACTCAATAAATTAAGTGAAAAAGAAGATGAAAATTCAAAGTAAATTGGACTTTCATTTGAAGTCAAAATAGGAGGAATAAGATTTGAAAGCAACAGTAACAAGCATCACAGGATTTTATGAAGCATTTGTGTCTATGTTTATGAGTAAAAGAACTTGGACACCTGAATTGAATGAAGAAATTAAAACGGTATGTAGTAAGGTTGTAGATGCTAACGGAAGATTATATGAAAATCAAGAAGTAGAAAGTTATAAACAATTTTGTAAATGGTTAAATATGCTTCTTCGTATGGGAAAAAGACATATTACAGTTCTTAGATATCTTGATATTACAATTATGACAGAAGGATTGCATAGAGCAGGACAAGACGATGTAGATGCACATGCAAGAAGATTTGACAACAGAATTATCCGCAATAGCACAAGGTTGGCTACATATGAAGAAGGTGAAATGTCTGATTTTTATAAAGACAAAGTTTTAACAGATGAACAAGCTTGTAAAATTCTTGGATATGATTTACCAAATGAATTAGAAGTAGAGAATAAAGTTTATGTGAAGTCCACAAATGGTTATGTGTTAAAAGAATACGAAAACAATAAAGACGTAAAACGTGGACTTTATATGCTCAGTATTCCAAGTAACTTTATTTCGAAAATTAATCTTTGTGAGTGGGGACATGTTTTTAAAGAACGTTGTGCCGATGGTGGTGCAAATCCAGAAGTAAAAGAATGGGCTGAACAAGTTATGAAAGAGATTACAGAATTCCATAAAGATATTACAAGAGATTATGTTTTATCAATTCAGAACTAGAAATGTTCATTTCAATGCATGAAAGGAGGAAACATAAATGAAAATTATTGCGAAAGAGGAGATAGGGATTGTTGTCGATGATGTTACTGATGTTATTGCCTATATACATTTAGGTGACAAATTTGATGTTTATCAAACACAAAATGGACTTAGATTCAATTTTTGTAATAATGAATTTTCTCCATATGATTTTGATAATAAATTTGAAATAATTAAATAAAACAAGGAGAATACATATATGAGAAACAAAGATAGAATTAATCCATTTTTGTCTGAATTTGGAGAGATATGGAAGAAGTCATTTCCTGATTGGCGTTTTGGTCAGTTATGTAGTAATTTTTTCGGATGGTTGGCTTTTGAAAAGAAAGTAGACATTTTCTTTCCAGAAGAGTCAGAAATGCTTACATATTTAAAAGAATATTGTGGAGAGGAAGTAATAACAACGTGAAAAAAATTGAACGAATGAAAGAGCTTATTAATACACTTAATAATGCATCTAATGCGTACTATAATCAGTCTCCAATTATGTCAGATTACGAATGGGATAAACTATACGATGAGTTAGCGACACTTGAGTATACTACGGAAATTGTATTAGCAGATAGTCCTACTCATAATGTTGGTTATTCAGTTGCAGACGAATTAAAAGAAGTAGAGCATAACCATCCAATGCTTTCACTTGATAAAACAAAATCAGTAGATGAGTTAATCGAATTTATTGGGAATAAGGATTGTTTCTTATCTGTTAAAGCTGATGGCTTAACCACATCTCTTCATTATATTAATGGTAAGTTAATCGGTGCAGAAACTAGGGGCGATGGAGTGAGAGGTACTGAATGCCTTCAGAATGTATTAACAATGAAGAACGTACCAAAGGAAATCCCATATAAGGATGAACTTATTATTGATGGCGAAACAATTATCGGATGGGATACCTTCAGAGAGATTAATGATAAACTTCCAGAAGATAAGAAATATAAACATCCAAGGAATCTTGTGTCTGGTTCATTGCAGTTACTTGATAGCAAAGAAGCTGCAAACAGAAATATGAGATTTGTTGCTTGGAGAATTATTAAAGGTTTTGAACATAAAACGCCTAGTGAAGATTTATTCAAAGCTAAAGATATTGGATTTGATATTATACCGATACTGAAATCACCTAGAATTAATCAAAAAGAAGAGCTAACAATCTTATTAAATCAAATAAGAGAATCAGCAAATTCACATAATATCCCTTATGATGGAGCTGTTATGGCTGTTAATGATTATAAAATTGCAGAATCTATGGGAAGAACGGATAAATTTTTCCGACATTCAATGGCATATAAATATGAAGATGAATTATTTGAAACTGTGCTTACAGATATTGAATGGAATACTTCAAAGACAGGTTTAATTAATCCTGTGGCGATTTTCGAGCCAGTTGACTTAAATGGAGCGATTACAACAAGAGCAACGCTTCACAATATTACATATATTAAGGACATGATGCTTGGAATAGGAGATAGAATTAGAGTCTACCGTTCTAATATGGTTATTCCTAAAGTGCATGACAGTATTGACAAGAGTGGTAATTTTAATATTCCTAGCAAATGTCCTATTTGCGGTCAGCCTACAAGAATTATTAAAGAAAATGATTCAGAAGTTCTTATGTGCGAAAATCCAGGCTGTAAAGGTAAGCTTTTTGGTAGACTGATTCATGCGACAAGTCGAAATGCATTGGATATTGAAAATCTTTCAGAATCTACAATAGAAAAATTCATTAATCTTGGATGGTTGAATTCCATTAAGGATATTTATTACTTATCAGACCACGAAAATGAGATGAAATCCATTGAAGGTTTTGGTAAGAAGTCAGTTGAAAAACTTTTATTGTCTATAAATAAATCTCGCAACACATCTTTAGAAAGATTTGTCTATAGCTTATCTATTCCGTTGATTGGAAAATCAGCAAGCAAAGATATTAGTAAGTTATGCGAAGATAATTTTGATAATCTTATTGGTTTAATAAAATCCTCACCAGAAAAGTTATTAACCATTGATGGATTTGGTGTTGTTACGATGAATTCAATGGCAAAATGGTGGTATGAAAATTCATTATGGGTATACGAATTATCGAAAGAATTTACTTTTGAAAAATCTAAATCTGTATCAAACGAAACTTCAAATATATTAGATGGTAAGACATTCGTTGTAACTGGTTCAGTTAATCATTATAAAAATCGTGATGAATTAAAAGCAGATATAGTTGCTTATGGCGGCACAGTTGTCGGATCTGTAAGTTCTAAAACATCATATCTCATTAATAACGATATAAATTCCACATCATCTAAGAATCAAAAAGCAAAATATTTGAATATTCCTATCATTTCAGAAGAGCAATTCTTAGCAATGATTCACTAAATGATCCCAATAAAAAGAGAATATAAGTATGTAACATATTCATTAACTATAGGAGAAAATTATGAAGAGAAAACAAATTCTAGCATTATTATTAATGCTTTCATTAACTCAAGTCGCCCCTATTATGGGGCATGAAGTATTAGCAAAAGAAACCAATGAATCTACAAGTGGTGTGAGTAGTACATTTGCAAATAGTATAAAAAAACATATGCAGGATGTAAAGCAAAATGAAAATGATATTGTTACAGGATATACGACATGCAGTGTAAACATCAGAAGTGAGCCTGATATTAAAAGCGAAGTAGTGATGATATTAAAATATGGTGACGAGATTAAATATATTAAAGATGATTATGTAACTGATGAATGCAATTACACATGGAATAAAATCATCTTTCAAGATAAAGAATTTTACATTTGTTCTGAATTCATTTCCCAAACACCTCCAAATTTTGTTTATTATGATGTTCCTTTAAATGGGATAAAGAGTTTTATGAGTTATAAAGCTATTACATCAAAATCTAGTCCACAATATAAACTACAAAATATTGCATATACAGGGAATTATGGTATTCGTCAGGTAAATGGAAGATATTGTATTGCAATTGGTTCTTATTTTACAACAGATATTGGTCTATACATAGATTTGATTTTAGAAAATGGCGAAATTATCCCTTGTATTTTAGGAGATTGTAAGGACGATAAACATACTGACTCACAGCACATTTTAACATATGATGGTTCATTAGCTGAATTTATTGTAGATACTGCATTTTTAAATAGTGATGCTAAATTACATGGCGATATATCAAAATGTGATGAATGGGATAGCACGATTGTTGGTGTAAAAATATATGATGAAAGGGTGGAATTATGATTAAAGTAAAAGTCAAAATGAGAAATATAGAAGATGTTATGGATTTTACAAAGGATATGTCAAAAATGGCATCTGATGTTGATATTGTAAAAGATAAATATTGTTGTGATGCCAAGTCACTATTAAGTTTGTATTCAGTAAATCTTCGTGAACCATTTCAAATTGTTTTGAATAGTGATGATTTATCTGAAATAGCATTTTTCAAATCTATTTGTGAAAGATATGAGGTAAAAGATGATGAGAAAGACATTTGATAAATTTAGTATTTGGGGATTTAATCATGCTTTGAGAATGGTTAAAAACAATAATCCTAATTATAAAAATGATAGTGGCATTTGTAAGGGTGGAGAAGATGGAATAGGATGTAATCATTGCTTTTACAAAGGAAGATGTAACCATCCATATGATCATGGTTTTAAACTAGGAATATTAGACATGTCATATATAAAAAATGATATTAAGCATACCGTTGAATTTGGAACAAAAAGAAGTATTTTAAATTATGTATATGTGTCTTTCGATGAAACAATGGGAGATAAGTCTTCTACAAAAGTATATACATACAATCAATTATTGCAATATATTGAGTGTAATCCAAAATCAGATAGAACAATTTTTTTTAAAACATTACCGTATGTATCAGAACTATACAATTTTTATATAGGATATAAATCTTATTATAAAAATTGTCAGAAAAAGATTATGAAAGACACAAAAATCATCATTAAAGAGGAGGTATATGGATAAAATGCTTGTATTAATAGGTAAAGCAGCATCAGGAAAAGACTCTGTTAGAGAAATTTTGGTAAAAAAACATGGTTTTCATTCGATTGTAACTTATACAACTAGACCGATGCGAGAAGGTGAAATCCAAGATATTACATATCATTACATTTCAGAAAATGATTTTTTGCAGAAAATTGAAAGTGGATTTTTTGCCGAATGGAAGAAATATGATGTTAATGCATTTCTTTTGGAATCAGACAGGATAAGCAAAGATCTTGAAGAACTGACAGGAAAGATTGGCATTGCTGATAACGACCTTGCTAATTCAAGAGCTGAGTATGAGAGTACCAAGGCTGAATATGAAGAGGCAGAGGAACAGTTATCTAAGGTTAATTCTGACATTGAGAATGTTAATTCACTTTTATCAAACACTGAGCTTGAAAGCCAGAGACTTAACGGTGAGATTAATGTTATCACAGAGCAGATTAACAGATTCACTGATAATGAAAAGCATTACAGTGACAGAATTGCAGCTATTGATAAAGATAAAGCTGCAAAGCAGACCAATGTAGCTGATTTTAAGAAACAGCTCAATGAGCTTTCAACATCTGTAGAAGAGTTCGAGAATAATCTTAAAGCTAAACAGGATACTGCTGATGTTATAAAGCAGGATATTGACGGAGTGTCAGATCAGATTGAGAGCCGTCAGAACGATATATACGACAGACTTAATGCCAAGTCATCTATTAATGCTGAGAATCAGAAGTTTGCGACTATGTTGGAACAGCTTAATATAAGAAAGGCTGAGCTTAACAGTCATCTTATTAAAGATAAGAGTGATGAAGCTGAACAGAATGTTAAGATTAATGATATCAGTGTAAGATTAGAAGCTGCACAGAAAAATGCTTTGGATATAGCTGAAAGAATTGCAGCTAACAATAATGAAGTTACAGCTATTAAGAATGAGAATGCTGACCTTAATGCACAGCATGATAAGATTGTACAGAATTATCACAGAGAGAAGTCAAGACTGGAATCTCTCGTTAACATTACTGAAAGATATGACGGGTATGGCAACAGTATCCGTAAGATTATGGAATTAAAGGACAGCAATCCGGGAATTCTTGGTGTTATTGCGGATATTGTCAAGGTTGAGAGAAAGTATGAAACAGCCATTGAGACAGCCTTAGGCGGAACAATCCAGAACATTGTTACTGATAAAGAATCTACAGCCAAGGAACTGATTGCATATCTTAAGCAGAATAAGCTTGGACGAGCTACATTTTTACCTCTTAATGCAATATCAGGAAGAAATACTCTTGAGAAAGAGCCATGTATTAAAGAAAATGGTGTTATCGGAATTGCAAGCAACCTTGTAAGAGTTTCTTTCGAATATGAGAACTTAGCTAAGTATCTTCTTGGAAGAATTCTTGTTGTTGATAATATTGATAATGCGCTACTTATTGCCAAGAAATACAAGTACAGCTTAAGGATTGTAACTCTTGAGGGTGAACAGCTTAATCCGGGCGGTTCTATGACCGGTGGTGCTTTTAAGAATTCAAGTAATCTTCTCGGTAGAAGAAGAGAGATTGAAGAGCTTAAGAAATCTGTATCAGAACTCAGCAAATCATCAACTGAGCTTAAAACTAAGATTGCAGATAACAGAGCTAAGATAGCGTCTATAAGAGAGCTTATTGATGCAGATAACAAGGCTAACAGAGAGGCGTCTTTAGCTGTTAACACAGAGCAGATGAATCTTAATCAGGCAAAGCAGAAGTTATCTGAAATCAAAATTATATATGATAAAGATAAGACTGAAACTACTGAAATTGACAGACAGATTAAAGAGATTGATGAGAATAAGAATCAGGTAAGCGGAAGCTTAAGTGCGCTTGATATACAGAATGAAAGCTCAAGAAAAGAGATTGAGAATCTTAATAAACAGCTTGAAGCAAAGAAGGCTGAACTTGATAAAGCTAATGATGATATTGAGAATCTTAAGATAAGATTCAGTTCTGTAGAACAGAAGACAGCATTTATTCAGGAGAACATTACAAGAATCAATTCTGAAATTGCTGCTCTTGAATTAGAAGAAGCTGATATAAGACAGCGAAAAGCATCTTTATCATCAGAAGTTGAAGATAAAAACGCACAGATTGAAAAATTAAGAAGTGATATTCATAAAGCAAAGAATCAGATAGAAGACTGCAATACTAAGATTACAGCTCTCCGCAAGGATAGAGATATTATTAATGCAAGCCATAAGACATTCTTTGATAAACGTGAAAAGATTAATGAACAGATTGTTCTTCTTGAAAAAGAAAGTATGCGTCTGCATAACCAGCAGGAAAAGTTAGAAGAAGAGAATGACTCTATAGTAGATTACATGTGGAATGAATATGAGCTTACATACAGCTATGCTGCTGAATTAAGAAGTGAAGAGCTTACTGATATATCTGATATTAAGAAGCAGATTAATATTCTCAAAGCTAATATTAAAAAGCTTGGTGTTGTTAATGTCAATGCTATTGAAGAATATAAGGAAGTAAGCGAACGATACAACTTCTTAAAGACACAGCATGATGAT